TGCATATCGCCGCCAGTAAAGAATTCAAGAATATCTGTGGTTGTTTTTCTAATATCAGCTACAAATCGTCTGACACTACCTAAAACACTGACAGCATTACCAAGCTTGCTATTCATTTCAGCAAAGCCATTCATCTGAATTATAGAAAGTTCTTCCAAAGACTGCGAAGAATCGTTTGTGACAATACCCTTCAGAAGAACCTCCATATTATTACGGAGACTCTGTGAAAGGTTATCAACTACATCGAGCAATAGATCACCACCAAGATTAATACTTTTAAGTTCCTTATCAAACGTATCCAGCATCAAATCGCTACTCAGATTAATACTCTGAAGTTCAGCGATTAGCTTAGATAGATCTAGGGCTTGATTCTGAGAAGCATTACTGCCCTTTGGTGTTGTCTTTGTCTTTTTCATTACTGACTGCTATTTTTCCGACGCTGTTCTTCTTCTTTTAGATGATTCATCAACATGGAAATATAAATTTCCCTCTCCCATGGTATCATTAAATCTAATTCTGTTAATGAGTATTTATGGTGTTGCATCAAGGCAAAATTAGTCTGGTAATAATTTGCCAGTGATTCATGTGAGAGGGCTAGGCGAAAAAAGCTTGTGTGCCACTTAACTTGGTCACGTTCTCACATGCGCATCCAGAACACTTAAACGAAATTTCTTTTTCAAGCTTAGGAGCAGCAGAGATGAACTGTTCGATCTTCTGCATCTGAGCACGATTCAGAGAATTCACAAAGGTGGTCAATTCAGCTTTGGTCGAAGAGTCAGTTGGATACACTGCTGTTGAGTCAAAGATAGATTCGATGGATGCAATGATCACATCATTTACAATATCCGCCTGAGTTTTCTTTGTATCCGATAGACTGCCCATATCCTTAACTCGGATATGACGAAGATTAACACCAACAGAATCTGTCAGTCTAACCATCTTTTCGACAGTAGGATCGATTGTAACTGTGACAGAATCAAGATCAACTGTTACTGGATTAAACACTTCACACTCATTGCATTTGACATTAACAGTGGACGATTCACCGATACTTTTTGTACGCAGTTTAAGGAAGATATACTCAAGATCAAACGATGTGAGTTCATTTGGATTAATCTTTTCAAATGTACATGCCTTGACAATTTCTTTCATTGCACTTAACATCTCCCTTGAATCAGAAGATTCTTGGGCCATCAATAAGACTTTTTCTTCCTTTACTAGGAACGGACGGTATTCAATAGTTTTTCCAGTAGATGGAATTTCTAGGGTATACTTTGGTGATTCAATAATTGGTAATGCCATAATTTAATTTATACTTGAGTAAATGTTTTATATGTGAATGTGGCAGTAACCTTCTGGAAACTGTCCGTTGTGTTATTATCTAGCTCAATCGAATTAACTCCAATTGGATATGCATCGACTAATACACTGGTATAACGAATATTATCACGATCATCTAGCTGATGAATTTGAACATTACTACGATATTGTTCTGGATAACTCAGTAGATATGAATCAACATTGATGATCGACTGCATCCATTTGTCAAGAATATTTTTCGCATAATAATCATTTGTCAGATAAAATGTCATGTTGACATCTTCGTCTGTATATCCAGTAGGAATTTTAATCGGATTTCTCCATGGAGAAAAATCTGTGGTCTGAATGAGCCTGCCTGGTAATGAACAACTTTCGCAAAGCAAACTCAGATCTCTTCCGTTTTCACCTAGCAGAGCAAATGGTAATGGAATAGTGACTCTGAATCTATTTGTCTTTGCTAGACTACCACGGGCACCGATGACACTCTTGAACTGTTGAATATTTGTTGCCATATTAAATTACGGTGTAATGGTGTTTGAATACATTTTCTTTGAGTCTTTCCAGACTGTCTGACGTGTCTTATAGGCGAAATCATCAGTTTGTAGAAATAGAGCAAGTTCCCATTCTGAAGACGGAACTTCGACTGTCTTAGATTTGATATGGGAGAACAAATATCTCTTAAAGCAGGGCTGGAACTGTTGAAGATTGGATGCTGATTTTAACATCTCATAGTTCAACCTAAATTTTGTTGTCTCATCGAATTTTTTGTTATTGGTGTGTTTCAATAACTTATCGAAAAACATTGCACGAACTAATGGTGGAAGATAGTGAAGGTTCAGACCATAGAAACCACCCTTAGCTGGTCCTACCATAATAATTAATGGAAATTTATCGAAGTATGGAAGATTTTCTTTGGTCTTTGCATCGTAAATAAACATGAACATACGTCCAACCAAAGGTTTATTCTTGACAACCAGAGAATCATCGTTCAATAGATTCTTCCGATTCAGGTTACGAATACCCTTCAGTCGATCATAGAACCACTTCTTGGACTCTTCAGTTCTTCTAGGAATCGCTGCTTTCCATCTCTCAAGCTGAACTCGACTGAAAAAATCGTTTGTTAATTTTGCCATACGCTTTATATATTTAGGCTAAAATTTTAATTCCCAAAGCCTTTAATGTGGATTCTGTCCATATCTGAAATTCCCAACCACGATCCTTCGCATATTCGCTGGCAGTATTCCATTTTGAGGTGTTCTTCATATACTTCATAACCTCATTTAGATATGCTTTTGTTTTCTTTGACTTGATCTTTGGCTCAATCGTTTCATGCTTTGGCTTAATCTCAATAAGGTATGTCTTGCCATTCTTCAGAGTAATCTTTAAGTCCATGAAATATCTGTGCATTCTATTATCGGTTGCACAACGATATGGTATGACAACTTCTTCAGAATTCCAGCTAATCACATCTGGGTTCTTATCGAGCCAAGCCATTGCCTGTCTTTCCCATAGAGAACGGTATTTAATCGCGGTATGATCACCAGCATATTTTGCAATATTAGTTGGTCTGAATTTTCCGCTATACGCCATATAAATAGTATTTATACCTCAATGGATATTTTATCTTTACCACATTCAAGCAAATCATATTTCTATCCATTAGAAATCGCATCGCTGGACAATAGACCCTTGATGATGCTGACCTGTAATAAGGTTAGAGATGGTCTAAATGATGCATTCAGTATTTTCTTTCCTATTCCAGCTTCGTTGTCTTTCAATGATTCTGGTGTTTATGACGATGTAAATCTTGGTTTCGTAGGTAACGCAGCTCTGCAGGCAACTCGTGGTGCTATGGGTGGTGGTGCTATGGCTGGCATGAAAGCTGCTTCGGGAGCAGTCGTGTCTGGTATCCCAAAGAGCATGTCTAGTGTTGCTCAGGCAATAGCAGCGAATTCTGGACTAAGTGATACAAATAAATCTGCTATCTCTATCGGTGTTGGTGCCACTCTGAATAAAAATATTACTACAGAATTTACTGGTGTTGGAACTCGTCATTACAACTACCAGATAAAAATGATTGCATCTTCCAAAAAAGAAGCAGAGATGATGCGCGAAATTAATAAAGCATTTAGAATTGGTCTCTATCCATCTGGAAATTCTCTACAACTTCAATATCCACCTACTTGGACTATTCGGTTTATTAATGGTATGGATGGTGGAGAACTTGATCATATTCCCAAAATCTTTGAAGTATATTTAACTGAATTCTCTGCTGTATATAATTCCACAGTAAATATTTGGAGAACAGACGGATCTCCATTAGAATCTGATATTACAATCGCATTCAAAGAGACTAGAGCATTGACAGCAGAGGATATTAAAAAGCTTGAATCGAGTTCATTTAAGCCGGGTTCATTCTCTGTTAGCTATAATACACCATCTACTGGTCTCACTACTGATTCTGGAACTACTGCGATTGCTACAAATAATTCATCTAATCAACCTTCTGCTGTTACTCAATCAGCTACTGCATAATCACCATGGCTATTAGTTTCTTTTCAAATTTTCCAACAATTACATACGATCTTTTTGATAAAGGATCGACTGTAACCTTAACTGATATTGTCAGAAATGTTGATGTCAATGACTTAGTAGCAGCAGATAATGCTTCTGTCTATACCTATTACGATATTAATAATGGCGAAAGACCAGATGCTGTTTCACAGAGTCTGTACGGAACTCCAGAGTATTACTGGACATTTTTTATTGTGAACAACGAGATGCGTGGAGGAATTAATAATAGTTGGCCATTATCTTCACAGAATTTTGAGAAAATGATTGAACGTGAATACGATAATTATTCAATTTTAACTGTAAAACCTATCGTAAATTACACGGATATATCTGCAAGTCGTGGTTCACTATCATGCATTCCATTGACAGATACATATCTTCCATATCTCAGATTATCGCCTTTATTTTTCCCAGAGATTACAGCGAAGATTAAATCATATAATCCAAATATGTTGCAGTTGGCAATATATGATATTGTTGGATCAAGCAGAAGTTTTTTTATTCAGAACGAAAGATTCAAAATTTCATGGGTCAATCCATTTACTGTAGGCTCATACGAATGGATTGATAATGAAAACCTAAAGAATGTATTTACAGATGAAATCTTCGCAGTCTATATGAACGAAGATACTCTGTATAATAACGGCGCAGACTTTGCTGCTATTATTGAAAGTTGTACAATCGATGGAGTCTTTGACGAAGCAGCTTTTATTGAGTTTAAACATACTTATGTTTTTATTAATAAGACATATGACACAAATATAGATAATCACTATAAATGGGAATTGTATCATAATGCAGCAATTCAATATTATAAAACAGATCCGATCAGTAAAAATTTATTACCGATTTCTGCGTATGATGTAATGACTGATCCGAACATTGTTAATGCATCATTCATTAGCTACTACGAAAAAGAGAATCTTGATAATGAAAAGAAGAGTAAGATCAAGGTGATTCGTCCAGATAAAGTTAAAGACTTTGTAAATACATATTATAATACTCTTAATAAATCTGTATAATGTCATCTCTGAATAATACACCACTGGCTCGTAATACACCTAAAGGCATTCAGGGTAATACTGATGTCTCTCAAATACCAGGTGGTTATCGGATTATCAAGATGAATATCCGTAATTCGAATGGTCAGGTCAAAGACATGCAGTCTCTGGTCATTGCATTCACTCTGACCGAAGAATTATTTTCGCCAGTTGTTGTATTCAATGCCAAAATTCATGATACGATTAACTTCTTTGAAGACTTTGCTCTAAGTGGACAAGAAATTATTGACTTGGAGATGGTAAAAATCGATGCGGAGATTGGTTCAAAACAAACCATTAAGACATCGTTTATTGTCAAGGAGTATCCAAACTATGAAAAGGCAGTCACATCTCCGAATGCTCAAGACTATAATTTAATTGCTGTATCTGATTTTGCTTATCTGTCTATGCTGAAGAGAATCAGTAAATCAGTCAAGGGTAATCCAGTTCATAACATTGTTAATATCTTTAATAAAGAACTGAATGTTAAAAAAATAAAATCGACTGGTGAGTGTATTTCATCATTTGATGGTATTATTAATATTCAAAGTCCATTAAAAGCTATCGAATGGCTTAGATCAAAAGCATTCGATTCTAAGGGTTCTCCGTTTTTCTTATATAATAATATATTAACCAATGAAGTTAAAATATCATCATGGACAAGTATTATTAAAGATTCTGTTTATAATACATACAAGTATCAGCAGTTCCTTAAAAATTCTGCTCTTACTACGGAATCATATTCCGAATCCATGAGTAAAATTATTAATATGAAGTCTAATATCAAGTTGGACAAGTTGAGACAAGCGACAGAGGGTGGTTTCGCATCTAAGACAGAGATTACTGATTATGCGAATAAAACATTCGTTCAACAAATCTTTAATCTAGGAACAGACTCAGTTGTTAGTAATAACCGCCTTGACCCTAAAACTTCATATGGAAAAGCGATGCAGTTCTTGGTTAATGGTATAACATCAAAGAAACAAGATCTCACAACATCTCCAGACGCTTCCAGATCACTGCTTTCGACTAATACAGCAGCAAACTCATCTGGTGCTCCTAATGCTGCATCTGGACCTATTCGTGATAACATTAGTCGGGCTCAATCGTATATTGCGAACATGCATTCCATGAATCATGAGATTCAAGTCTATGGAGATTTTAGATTAAATCCTGGTCGAAAAATTAAAATTGAAATTCCAAAATCAAGTAATGCCAAAATTTATAATGAAGAAATAAAATTTGGTAATAAAGAGGAATTAGATCTATCGTTATCTGGAACATATGTAGTGACTATTGCCGTCCATTCCTTCAAAGATGGACTCTATACAACCAGACTTAAAATTGTCAAGGACTTTGCTTAATGAATATTGCTAATTGGTTTACTGGTGTTGTCGAAGATGTAAATGATCCAAAGCAGTTGGGTCGTGTTCGGGTTCGTTGTATGGGTTATCATACTGCGGATAAAAATGATATTCCAACAGAGGATCTACCATGGGCAACTTGTATTTTGCCAGTCACTTCGGCTAGTATCTGTGGTATCGGTATTTCATCTACTGGTATGGTTCCAGGCACTTGGGTATTTGGATTTTTCCGTGACTGGGATGATTCTCAAGATGCTGTTATCCTTGGAACCATTTCTTCCGAGTCTGCTGCTGGATATGATAATGGACTAAAGGTAACTCCTGCTGTAGGTGGAACTCCATATGACGCAGAGAGAAATCAAGGATTTGGTGATCCTTATGGAACATTTCCATTTAAATCTGGTCCAGATATTCCGATGTCTGCAACTTCTGCTGGTTCTGCGAATTCTCCATCATATAGAAATCGATGGAATTCATCTTATTCTGCGAACAGTATTGGTATTGGAAATGGCTCTTCTCTATCTACTATGGAGAATCCTTCACCAGGTGTTTCTGTTAATGTTCAGGGTATTGCTGGTATGATTCAGGCAGCAAAGTCTCAGATCAATGTAAAGGAGACATCAAATAACCAGGGAGCTGGTATCTTTAACTACTGGCAATCGACAAATTATCCATCTGGATATAATGATCGACAATCTTGGTGTGCGGCTTTTGTCTGTTGGTGCATTCAACAAGGTGGTATCTTCAGTGAATCTGATCGACCTAAAAATGCGAATGCCTTCGGATTTGAAGATTGGTCTAGAAAGAAAAGCTCAAAAGTCAAACTTACTATAAGCCCGACTTCAGTAAAAACTGGAGATATTATTGTATTTTCCTTTTCGCACGTTGGTATCTGCGTTAAAGATTCTGATCTAAATGGAGATTTTCAGACAGTAGAAGGCAATACAACTTCACCAGATCGTTCTGGAACTCAGGGTGTGTTTCAAAAGAATCGTAATCTGTCTAAAGTCAGAAGTTGTGTGCATATTACCTCATAATAAATATCGAAGCATATGAGTAATGAAACACGTGAACAATGGTCAATACCAAAACCAGATGATGCATCTTTATATCCACATTGTCATGTAAAGCAAACTCGTGGTGGTCATATCTTTGAAGTTGACGACACTCTAGGTAATGAACGTATCTATGAGCAACATAAGAGTGGAACCTTTTATGAAGTAAACTCTAAGGGTGATCGAGTGATTACTGTCGTCGGTGACGGATATAAGGTAACTCACGGATCTGATCATATCACTATCGAGGGTAACTGCAATATCACAGTTCTTGGTAATTGTAACACTATCGTTAAGGGTGACTATAATCTTGAGGTAGATGGAAATTACAATGAAACCGTTCGTGGTATCAAACGAGTGAAGACTGGTAATGCTTTTCTTTCTGAAGTTGGTGGAGAATTTTCAATGAACATCGCCGGCGATAATAAGATGACCATTCATGGTTCTCAGACAATTTCTGTTACTGGTGGAGTTGAACACATGATCGTAGGAACATTAACTCAGACTATTGTTGGTGGTTCAAATATCACTAATGTGGCTGCCAGTAATAATATCTCATATACAACACATAAAATTACTGCTTTACTTGGTGTTGCCGTGGCTGGACAGTCCGTCGATATTGCTGGTATTGCTTCTGTCGGTATTGAATGTTCTGGTATTGTTCGTACACTAGCTGGTGGAGCAATTACAAACATCTCATTTGGCGCAATTACTTCTATCGCTGGAGGTGTAATTACAAATATTGCTGGTGGAGCAATTACAAATACTGCTGGTGGAGCATTAACTAACTCGGCTGCTGGAGCAATTACAAATACAGCAACATCGATTCTCAATACGGCTGGAACAATCGTAGAAACAGCTGGATATATCAATCTTATCGGATCTGCTAATGCTAACTTTAACACAATCCTCACGGCATAATGGCTGACAATTTACTAAAATCTAGTCTGACGACAGTCGGGGCGGCAGTTGAAACTAAAGTTCTAGCCGATGTTGCAACTGGTGCTGCTGCTACTGAACCTGTTATTCCTATTGGAATAACACCAGAGGAAGTCATGCTTCATGACTCATTGACGATTCTTGCTCAGACTTCCAATGTTCCTTTGGACGTTCAGATTTTAAATTCTATTGATGTCGCAGATATTAAGGTGGTATCTCAGATCACTAGAATCGAAGATTGTGCGAAAAATTTACCATATCGTCTGATGATGTTGGCGATTAATAAAATTTTTCAATTACTTGATGCATATCCTATCGGTGCGCCTGGCTCTGCTCTGGCTCAACTTATCGCTACTATTGCTGCTTTACAGAGACAGTATGAAATGATCAAGAAATTAATCGAACTTGTTCACCAGATTATCGAACATCCAGAGACTCTAATCATGGCTTTGTTGAATGCAAAGGTTCTTAATGGTCAGTCTCTACTTGATAAAACTAATGAGATTCTAACAAACTTTCCAGGTGTTCCCGGTCTGGATAACATGCTGAATAAGCTGGATGAGCTTGGTATCTGTGGAATTCAAGACTATGGTTCTGGTGGAATTGCTCTTTCTTCACCGACTAAAATTCCATTAGGAGTTCCTCCATCTCCAGTCGTAGGAACAGGTGTGATAATGACCAGTCGGTTTGATAAGACATCTAAGAATAACTATGATGCTTTGATGTATTCTCTGGGTGAGATGATTCGTAAGGATGATATTGTCTTTAATCAACTCAAGATGGAATATAATGCGAATGGTGCTAGTCAGAATTTGTCTGATTATACTCAGATGCTTACTACTGTCCATGATCTTGCCTTTGCTTATCATGACGATCTATCGAAGACATTCGAAGGTTCTAAAGATACTGTGTATAACCAGAAATTTATCGAGAACTATAATATGGAACTCAGTAAACATAAATGGTCTGCATCGATCACGGCAGACTTTAAATACAAGGCTCTTGCCGCTGGAGAAATTTTAAAGAATGGAGCAGATGCAATTCGTGCCTTCTATAAAAAATCATCATCCATATCTCCAGGTAATTGGACTCCATTTAATATGTCTGTCTATGGTAATGTTCTGGCTGATGATGGAACTTCACTGGATAAAACAACAGCGAATGATATTGCAACTGGTAAGATTCCATCATCTGGGCAGACTTCTGGTGCTTATCGAAAGGTTCTGGAGAAAGGCGTTTCAGTCGCATCCAATTACTTTAAGGGTGGAACTACATTAGAAATTGTCCTTGCCTCAGATAAATCGTCGCTAGGTGTTGTTCGTGTTGACGATAAAGGCGGCATGTCCAATAACGTGATTGACTATTACTGTGGTGGAGATAAGTCTTTGTATAATAAGCTGTCTGCTCTTTCGGTTAAGAATTCAACGACAAAACCACAATATACAATTCCTATTGAGATTCGTATTATCTCTGGAGGCCCTAAAGGTAACGTATAAATAGTCTATAATGAATAATCTGCTATCCGATTATAATTCTAACAATGTTACTGCAAGTAATGTTGCCAGAACAAATTTATATACGGATCTTGATCTTTCATTTAATATTCATCCAATTCTAAAGGATATTGTTCCAGTCTCAGATCTTGATGCAGTAAAGAATTCGATCAAGAATTTGGTCTTGACATCTTTCTATGAGAGACCTTTTCATCCAGAAATCGGATCTACTATTGGTGGTTTGTTATTTGAGCCGGTGAATCTTTTTACTGGACTTGCAATTAAAAATGAAATTGAAAGAGTCATTCAGAAGTTTGAGCCTAGAGTAAATG